CATAAAAACTTGTAGATTATACAACTATAAGTATTCTATAATTACTCCAAATGACATTGTAATTCCACCTAAAAATGTTAGTCTTTCATAAAATTAGATACAAAAATTTCTTGAGTACTGGTACTCAGTTCACGGAAATTGATTTTGAAAAAAATAGAACAAATATACTTATTGGTAAGAATGGATATGGTAAATCATCTGTAATTGATGCCATAACTTTTGCCTTGTTCAATAAGGCATTCAGAAATATTAATAAGAATCAACTTGTAAATTCAATCAATGAAAGAGATTGTTTAGTTGAAATTGAATTTTCCGTAAACAATAAAAAATATTTGGTTCGTCGTGGAATTAAACCAAATATTTTTGATATTGAAGTTGATGGTACTTTACTTCGAAAAGAATCGGATGATAGATTGAATCAAAAGATTCTTGAGGATAATATTTTAAAGGTAAACTTTAAGTCTTTTACTCAACTAGTTATTTTGGGTTCAAGTACTTATGTTCCATTTATGCAATTAAGTGCATCTAATCGTCGTGAAGTAATCGAAGATCTTTTGGATATTCGAATCTTTTCTACAATGAATAGTTTGATCAAAGAAAAAATAAAGACTAAAAAAGATCAGGTTAAATCTCTTCAAACTCAAAAGAGTAATCTTGAAGACAAGATTAAATGCAAGAAGAGTTTATTGAAGAACTCGAAAATCGTGGAAATGCTAATATAAACACCAATAAACGGAAAATTTCTGATTTAGATGGTGAAATTAGTGATTATATGAATCATATTTCTATAGTCGAAGCAACTCTCTCTGACAAAATTAAATTACAAGAAGATCTTGTTGGTGCAGGAGATAAGTTACTCACTTTGAATACTCTCAAGGGTAAAATCACACAAAAAGTAACAACGATTACAGAAGAGCACAAGTTCTTTACAGAAAATACGGTATGTCCCACCTGTACTCAAAATATTGAAGATGAGTTTAGATTAAATAGAATTACTGACGCTAAAAATAAGGCAAAAGAACTTCATAAGGGGTTTCAAGAACTTGAAGCAACCATAAAGTTGGAACAAGAAAGAGAGCGTCAATTTACGGTTCTATCAAAGGAGATTACGAAACTCAATCATGAGATTTCTCAAAACAATACTCGGATTTCACTCAATCAAAGACAGATCCGAGATCTTGAATCTGAAGTTCAAATTATTACCGAACAACTTAAAAACAGAAATACTGAACATGAGAAGTTAGAATCATTTAAAGACAATCTCCAAAAAACAACAGAAGATCTGCTAACAAAAAAAGAAAAAATCATCTATTATGATTTTGCACATTCCTTACTCAAGGATGATGGCGTAAAAACGAAGATTATTAAAAAGTATCTTCCATTCATCAATCAACAAGTTAATCGTTATTTGCAATTGATGGATTTTTATATTAACTTTGAATTTGATTCGGAGTTTAATGAATCGATTAAGTCTCCAATTCACGAAAAGTATTCTTATAGTTCTTTTAGTGAAGGAGAAAAGGCAAAAATCAATCTATCACTAGTATTTGCCTGGCGTGAAGTTGCAAAAGCAAAGAATTCCATCAATTGCAATTTGTTAATTTTTGATGAAATTTTTGATAGTTCATTAGATGAGTTTGGTACTGATAACTTCTTGAAAATTATTCGTTATGTAATTAATGATGCAAATATTTTTGTTATTTCTCATAAAGACGGTATTCAAGATAAGTTTGAGCGTGTAATTAAGTTTGATAAAAGAAATGAGTTTTCTTATAAGACCGAAGTATAGGACACTTTTTTAACTGGACTACTTGACTTTTTGAATCATAGATAGTAATGTGTAAATAATACACAAAAGACTCATGCAAGTTCCCAATCGCTATCATCATTCCAAAAAAGATCAAAAACGAAAACTGAAACCTCAGGCACTGCGTCAAGCAAAGGCAAGGCGTCAGGCACTTAAGAATAAGCATCAAACCTCCTCTCAAAAAGGAGGTTTTTTTATAAATATCTAAAAACAATCATAAAATGGCAAAAGACGAAACCGAAGAAGGGATTACTGGACTTCCGATTCCAAAGAAAAAAATGAGTCCCAAAAAAAGACATGAATTTGAAAAGAAAAGAAGAGTAGAAAGAAAGAAGCGTGGAGATGAAAGAGTTGGAGATACTTTTTCTCAACATAGAATGACTGGTAGTAGAGGTCATGGATCTGAATATGAAGTTAATCCAAGAGTTTCTTATAGGCATAATGAAGAGTATTTAATTGATTATCTTCTTGGAGAGGGTTTTGCATCTGATGAAAAGTCGGCAAAAGCAATCTCTAGAGCAATGAGTGAAGAATGGATACAGAGTATTTTTGAAACATTTGCATCTCCTGAAGTTATTCAAAGGGTTAAAAATTCTCCTACTAGAAGACCAACAAAACCTTTTGGTAGCGAATTGCCAAAACCATCTCAAAGACGAGATGGTCTTATGTATTGATAAAACCACTTCCCAAACTGGCACACAAGAGGGTTTCACCACCCTCTTTTTTTGTATGATGACCTCAAATCGCACAAAACCTCTCAAATGACCGTCAATTACGAAATCAAAGGAATGCTCGCCAAACTCCTGGCGACAGAGGACATTATTATTGAGCACAAGAAGGTTGAAACCGCCTGCTTCAATGTACATACTCGTGTTCTAACTCTTCCAATCCTGAATGCCAGTAATAATGTCATTGATCTCATGTGCGCTCATGAGGTGGGACATTCACGAGAATCTCCTGATATCGACTGGACTAAAACTCATAAAATTCCTCATAGTTTTGTGAATGTTTGTGAAGATGTTCGAGTTGAAAAACTGATGAAGCGTCGGTATGCAGGTCTTGCAAAGACTTTCTATACTGGTTATAAGGAACTTAATGAACTGGATTTCTTTGATATTGGAGATAAAGATGTAAATGAGTTCAATCTTGCAGATCGTATTAATCTCTATTATAAGATTGGTAATCATCTGAATCTGAACTTTAATGAAGAGGAGAAAACAATTGTTGAATTGATCGGAAATGCCGAGACCTTTGAAGAAACTCTTGATGCCGCAAAGATTCTTTATGAATATTGTAAAGAACAACATCAGGATGAAATGATTCAAATTGATGTTTCGGAATCTCAAGATGGTGGAATTTCAATGGAATTCACTTTCGATGAAAGTGGTGAATCTCCAGATCAAACGATTTCTGGTAATTCTATGCCTCAGGGTAATTCTATGAATTCTGATGAATCTGAGTCAAGTGATTCGAATGAATCTTCCAATTCTAATCAAACTCAAAATTCTCAGAGTGATGGAATTAATGGTAGTACTGAAACCGAACAAAAGGATCCAGAAATTAAAACCATGGAATCCTTTGAAAAGGCACTTCAAAATCTGATTTCAAACGACTCTGTTGAAAGTGTATACATTGAAATTCCTGAGATTGATATTGATGGAATTATTATTCCAAATTCAGAAATTCATAAGATGTGTGATCAATGTTGGACGAATCCAGATAATTTTGTCAATGTTGATTTGAAGTATAAAAAATTCCAAAAGGATTCTCAAAAAGAAGTCAATTATCTGGTCAAGGAATTTGAATGTCGCAAGGCGGCAGATTCTTATGCTCGTGCTACAACTGCAAAAACTGGTGTTCTAGATTGCTCTGCTCTACACACTTACAAATTTAATGAAGATCTATTTAAAAAAGTTACAACTATTGCCGATGGTAAAAATCATGGACTAGTTTTCATTTTGGATTGGTCTGGATCAATGGAAGATGTAATGCTCGATACAATCAAGCAACTTTTTAACTTGATTTGGTTTTGTCGTAAGGTTTCGATTCCGTTTGAAGTTTATGCCTTTACGAATTCTTATCCAAATGATAATTATGATGGCAAAGGCAGAAAAATCCCTAAACGATCCACCTATCTTAAAAAAGAAAATGTTTTTCATATTGAAGAAACTTTTTCATTGATGAATATTCTTACAAGTAAAGTTAGTACTTCTGTTCTAGATAAACAGATGAAAAACATCTTTCGTCTTGCATCGTATTTCCGTAATAGGTATTACAGTGGATATATCATTCCATATGGTTTGGATACTTCCGGGACACCTTTGAATGAGACCATGATTGCTTTGCATCAAATTCTTCCTAAGTTTCAGAAGCAAAATAATCTTCAAAAGGTTCATTGTATTGTTTTGACTGATGGTGAAGGGCATCCACTCAAGTATCATAAGGTGTTTAATCGTAAATGGGAGACTGAACCTTTTCTTGGCACTAATTATGTGGATCATGAGTGTTATCTGCGAGATCGAAAGACGGGAAATACATATCATCTTTTTGGATTTGGTTATGACATGACTGATGTTTTGATTCGCAATCTTCGTGATAAATTTGTGGATATCAGTTTTATTGGCATTCGTGTACTTGAATCTGGTTATGCTAATAATTTCATTCGTCGTTATACTAAACTTGGAAGTGATGATTATGATAAAGTGACTCGGGATTGGAAAAAAGATAAATCCTTTATTCTTAAGAATTCTGGATATCATTCTTATTTTGGATTCGGTTCAAATACACTTTCTCAAAACTCTCAATTTACGGTTCATGATTCTGCATCCAAATCTGAGATTAAGAATGCATTTGTGAAGTCTCTTAAAGTTAAACAACTGAATAAAAAAATTCTTGGTGAGTTTATTGAACTTATCGTGTGACTAAATATTACTTAGAAAAGTATTTTTTAGTTGTTCCATGACCTCGCATGTAACTCAAGATATCCGCCTCTTATATGAGGCGGTTTATGATCAAGACCTCAGAGAAAAGGCAGATGAATACAATAATGAAGTATATGATGAAGACATTGTTGAAGTTGCCACCGAATATTTTTACACTTATGGATTAAATTCTGACGGTGTAGATATTTTAATTGAAAAAGTTGGTCTTGATAACTTTGTTGAATTTGTTTATGGTCTTTCTGATGATCTTGTAGTTCTTACTGAAGCAAGAGCAGCAAAAAGAAGAAAACCTGGTGGACCTTCATATGAAGAAGTAAAGGCAAAAACTGATGCTAAAGAAGCAGCAAAGAAAAAAGTAAAAAGATCTGCTGAGGAAAGAAAAGAAACTGAAAGAAAAGAACCAGAATCTAAAGGTCCTGATACTGAAGCAAAAGCAGAACAACCTAAGTCAAAGAAACCTGTAAGAGATGCAATTGCTCGTAATATTTTTCGTGCAGTTGATGCTTATAAATCAGGTATGGAGCGTCATCGCCAAGCAACTCAAACTGCTGGTCGTCTTGCTGGCGAAACCGCTAGAACTATAGGAAAAGTTGTTTCTACTACTCATGAAGCAGGTCGCCGTGCAGGTGAGCATGTTAAAAAGCATGGTCTAAAATCTCTTGCAAATGAAGAGTTTGATAACTTTGATATTATTCTTGAGTACTTAGTTGCTGAAGGGTATGCTGATACTAATCAGGCAGCACTTGTTATTATGGCAAATATGAGTGAAGAGTGGAAGCAGAGTATTGTTGAGGATCAACCCAGTCCTGCATATGCAACTCAAGGTGGACAAACATATCGAGATTACAACAATGATGGGAAGAGTACTTCACAGATTGCTAGAGAGAAAAGAATGCAAGAGTTTGCTCTCAAGCGTTCGGCAATATTAAGAGGCGTTTGATAACCACTTTCCAAACTGTCACAGGGGGCACTGACTGCCCCCTTTTTTGTGTGTATAATAACAGAGTTCAAATGAAACACAACTTTTAACTACATCATGAATCGCAAAATCTCGATGACCGACGAACAACTGATCAGCGAACTTCGTTCTGCCTTTGGTGCCGAACTTACTACAGCAGATATCAAGGGTTACTGTGCCTCTCAGGATCTTTCCTATCCTACCGTAACTCGCCGCCTGGAACCCTACAAGACCGATCGTGGTCGTTGGAACCTGGAAGTCACTCAAGAGCGTGTAGAAGAGATTGAACGCTCCTACAGCGCCCCTGCAGTCCTTCCTCGTAGCGAACAGAATTTTGTTCCTCAAAAGAACTCAACCTTTGTTCCTTTTGGTAGTTTCCGAGATATTAAAAAAATCATCGAGTCTCGTATTTTCTATCCTGTTTTTGTGACTGGTCTCTCTGGTAATGGTAAGACTCTTGGAATTGAGCAGGCATGTGCTCAACTTGGTCGTGAACTTGTGTGTGCAAATATCACCATTGAAACTGATGAATCGGATCTGATTGGTGGTTATAAACTCGTTGATGGGAATACAGTTTGGGAAGATGGCCCTGTCGTTGAAGCAATGCTCCGAGGTGCCATTCTTCTTCTGGATGAGGTCGATCTTGCAAGCAATAAGATCATGGTACTTCAGTCCGTTCTTTCTGGTAATGGTATCTACATCAAGAAAATCAATCGTTTCGTAAAACCTGCTCCTGGTTTTAATATCTTTGCCACAGCAAATACTAAAGGTAAAGGTAGTGATGACGGACGATTTATTGGTACTAATGTTTTGAATGCCGCCTTCTTGGATCGTTTTGCCATTACTCTAGAGCAGGAATATCCTTCTGTTTCGGCAGAAACCAAGATTCTTACCAAAAACGCCAAGGTTCTGAATCTTGAAAATGTTGATGAATTCATTAAAAAACTCTGCGATTGGGGAGATGTGATTCGTAAAACTTTCTATGATGGTGGTATCGATGAAGTCATTACTACTCGTCGTCTGGTGAATATTGTTAAGGCATATTCAATCTTCAACAACAAGTCAAAGGCAATTAAGTATTCGATTTCTGGTTTTGATGATGAAACCAAACAGGCATTCCTGGAACTGTACGACAAAATCGATGTTGATTTTCAAATGACTCTAGAAACAGATGAAAAACCTGATGAAGAGGTTGCATCCGATTCACCTTTCTGATATAATTGGGGAAGGTAAAAATATGCCTTCCCTTTATGACTGATTCGACTTTTACTATTGATATGACAGAAACTAAAAATCATCTTTGGAAATACAACGAAGATAAAATTCTCAAGGATGTCGAAGATTATGTGACTAGCACCTATCACGGGCATTACTGTGGCGATGAAGAAGGTTATGATGATATTCAAACTATTGATTTAATGGCAGCAAAGAAACTTGCCACTTCATTCTGTCAGGCAAACATCCTGAAGTATGGTAGTCGTTATGGTGATAAAGATGGGCGCAATAAGCGTGACCTTCTTAAAGTGATTCATTATGCCATGCTTCTGCTTCACTTTGATGGTCATTATTCTCGTCAGAATAATGGTCTTTCAGAATTCCGTTGATTATAAAAATCTGATATAAAATTATGAATTTTTCTGAAAATACTATTGCTCTACTAAAGAACTTTGCAACAATCAATAATTCGATTGTTGTAAAGAAAGGTAATGTTCTCCGCACAATTTCTCTTGCCAAAAATATTCTGGCAGAAGTTGAAATTGAAGAACAATTTTCCCGAGACTTTGCGATTTACGATCTGATTCAGTTTCTGAATGGACTCGCTCTTCATAAAAATCCCGATTTGGATTTTACAGAAGATAATTATGTTCTAATTCAAGAAGATAAGCGTCGGGTCAAATATTTTTATTCTGATCCGAATGTTATCACTTCTCCTCCAAACAAAAAAGTTCAACTACCATCAAAGGATGTTTGTTTTCAACTTGACAGTCAAATTCTTGAAAAACTGATTAAGGCATCTTCTGTATATCAACTTCCAGATCTTTCTGTAATTGGCAATGATGGTGTGATCCGTCTTGTAGTTCGTGATAAACGAAATTCTTCATCAAATGAATATTCAATTGTTGTTGGTGAAACTGTAAATAATTTTGTATTTAATTTTAGAGTTGAAAACATCAAGATTATTCCTGGTCAATACGATGTGATTATTTCTAAAGAACTTCTTTCTCAGTTTGTACATTCGAATTATAAACTTTGTTATTGGATTACACTGGAATCTGATTCCACTTTTGAATGATGGAATTTCTTCTTTATCTTTCTCCTGATTTGACTGGTATCTATAATATGGTATCTAGAAAAGTTCGGGTAGTTGAAAATACGCCTGTATGTCGAAAGTATGACATTTTTGGGTTTTATGATTCTAAAACTAAAATCCTAACAATGTGTACCAATAAAATGAAAAGAAATGGTGATGTTGAGCAAAATGTAAAGGATACTTTACTTCATGAATCAACTCATGTTGCACAATCTTGTAAATCTGGCGATGGGTTTTTAGAAGACTTTGGTATTGATCCATCAATAATGAAATTAAATTATGAAAGAGAAAAGGCACTCAAAACAGTTGTTGCATTTGATTACAAATTGAAAAAAATTGACCGAGAAGCATTTTGGATGGAGGACAAACCTGATAAAGTCAAGTATGTGATTCAAAAGTATTGTTTTTGATTATGAATATCTTCATTACTTCTCCATTTCCAGCAGAGAGTGCAATCGTACTTCCTGACCGTCACATAAACAAAATGCCTCTTGAATGCTGCCAGATGCTTTCCATCGTAGCATCAAAGTGGTATCATAATTACGGAACACTTCCAAAGAAAGATGGAACTCCTTATGCAACTGAAAAGGGTGCTTTTCGCAATCACCCTTGCACCAAATGGGCAGGAGAAAGCATTCATAATGCCTATTGGTTAATCAAACACGGTATGAACCTATGCGATGAGTTTCAACTTCGTTATGGTAAGATTCATTCGTGTTATAATACTCTTCTTCAGGCATATTATCTTTTCCCAAAGGGGAAGATTACAGAAGTAACTCCATTTGCTCGTGCTATGCCTGATGAATGGAAACACGATAATACTATTGATACATTTGAAGCATACAAGAGGTATATCGCATCCAAACCTTGGGTGAAAAACAATTACCTTCGTATACCCGAAAGACGGCCTTCGTGGATTTAAATTATGACACTTATTGAAACTATTGATGAATGTATAAAACAAATTCAAAGTGAACTTAAAAGTTGGAAATGCGTAAAAGATAATCAACTGTATTTTGAATCTAACTTTGGTACATTTAACGATGTGACAAAAGAAGAAGTGTGTGATAATATTCTTTTGTATCAAAAACATCTTGATAATCTCAACCTTCTTAAAAAAGATCTAAATTATGACAAGTGAATTCCTATTCGTGGAAAAATACAGACCGCAAACAATTGATGACTGTATTCTTCCAGATGATACTAAAAAAACATTCAAGGAGTTTGTAGAGAAAGGAGAAATTCCAAATCTCCTTCTCGCAGGACCTCCTGGTATTGGTAAAACCACAATCGCAAAAGCATTATGTAATGAATTAGGAGCAGATTATTATGTCATCAACGGATCCGACGAAGGACGTTTCTTGGATACTGTACGGAACCAAGCAAAGAACTTTGCTTCGACCGTCTCACTTACGGGATCTTCTAAACACAAAGTCATCATTGTGGACGAGAGTGACAACACAACCAATGATGTACAACTCCTACTACGGGCGAATATTGAGGCATTTTATAACAACTGTCGATTCATCTTCACCTGTAACTACAAAAACAAAATCATTGAACCCCTCCATTCCCGTTGTGCAGTCATCGACTTCACAATCAAAGGAAAGCAAAAGCAACAACTCGCAGGAGCATTCTTCAAGAGGGTCCTTCAAATCCTGGATCAAGAAAGGATTGAGTATGATGAAAAGGTAGTTGCTGAACTGGTCACGAGGCACTTTCCCGACTTCAGGCGTGTTCTTAATGAATGTCAAAGATATTCTACAGGAGGTAAAATTGACTCTGGTATTCTTGCGGCATTTAGTGATCTTAGA